AGGTTTACCAACAGGGAAATATGATACAGCAGCAGTAGGACCTCCTGACATATCTTTTTTGAATTCTGTATTATGCTTAAAGAATTCTTCGTCTCCTGAAATATAATTCAACACTTCCATTCCTGGATTTATATATTTTTCTAAATCTTTACCAAACTTTTTCCATGATTTTTGATTACCCCAATAAGTTCTTGGACCGTCATCTATATCATTACCTAATGTTGTTGAGTTTTCCTTCAATAACTTTGTTATATCAAAGTGATTACAAAAACCTTCTATTATTTCATTTAACTTTTCAAGTTTATTTACAATTAGTTTGTAGTTTTTCATGTGGCCAAAAATTCCCTTAAATAATTTAGCCTTATTTTTTGAATCTAAAGATTTATCACCTAAAGCAGTTCGTATTGTAGTTCCACTCATCTCTCCATAACCACTAACTTTAAGACTTACATGTGGTGCAATAATAGTATATGCTCCTTCTTTATATCCAACTTCAGCTTTACCTTTCCAGGGTCTAAAAAATTTACCACCTAATCTTTGTGCGTCTTTTTTACCAACCATAAATACAGCCGCTGTTGTTTCTGGGTCGTATTTACTTAAAATTTCTGTAGCTTGATATGGATTTTTAACTTGTACTACATTTGATATTCCGTGTGAGTTTATTATTTTTTTCTTTTCTGCAAATGAGAATGGGGATTTTGGTAGAGCAACTTTACCACTAGTGGCTACATAAGCTTTGTCAAACTGTCCAGTTAACCATCTATAAGTTTTAGCATGGTGCTTTCCCATAGGTTGGAACCTACCAGGATATATTGCAATAATTACTTTTATTTTAGAATCCTCAGTAATTACTTGTTCGGCTAACCACTTTCCTAAATTCATGATTTTCTTAACTCCAATTCTTTTTTAATCCATTTTTTTGCTATATGATTTTGTATAGGTCTTTTTACAAATTCTCGTGCACCATTTTTTACAATTCTAGGAAACTCTTTATATTCAGAATTATCTACAACAAGCATATTACTACTTCCAAACAATCCTTGAAATTTACCTAAGTTATTTTGAACAGCCTGCCAAGAAGATTTTACGAGTTCAGTAGGTAGCTTTCTATCTCTCTTAAAATTTCTTTCAAGTGCAACATCAAGGTCAGTGTTAACAAAAACCATAAAACAATCGTATCCTACTTCCTGTAGTCTTTTTTTCATTTTTGCTATTTTTGCATAGTCTTTTCCAGTACCATCAATTAACATACCTAAACGACTATTTATATAATTTTTTAATGCTGCATCTCTAACCTTTTTGCTTTTATCTCTTAAAAACATAGCCTTTTGTAATTGGTCTGGGTTTAGTTTTGAAATATCTTGAGACATACCTGACATTTTCAAATATGTTTCAAAATATTTGTCGCTATTAACAGATTTCAATCCATCAGCAGAAACATGTGGCATTTTTTCTGGCATACCAAATAGTGTTGATGCTGCATATGATTTTCCACTACCAGGACCACCAGCAGTAAATATAGCTTTGAATATACCAGGGTCATATACACCTTCACTTAATATGTCGAATAATTTAATCACCTGACAATGCATCTTTA